CTAGTTCCAATTCTGCAAAACGAAGGTCCTGCTTTCCGGGTCCTTTCCTTGCTCTCCCGTCGCCTCGCTTACCCCCGATTCCGTCACTTCTCTTACCAAATAATCGGCCGGGTCGCCGTTGATCTTTCTGTGCGATACAGTGATCACGTCGCCGGCAACTACCGGGTACGTTTTCGCCGTTTTCCCCTCGATCTCCAGGACGAGGTCATACTCGACTTCAAGCTTCGCCCGCATCTGCAGAACCTTTCGCGCCTGCCACCTGGTCATGTTATAAAGGGTTACCGTTTTTATGTTCTCGGCGTTCTTTCGGCTCAGGTTCGTTAGCTCCACCCTAACCGGCGTTTCCATCTCCTCGAGAAATTGAGAGTCGAGATCCCGGCAGCTCGATTCATAAGCCGTAATTGGATCGGCGATCAGGATATCGCGCCGTCTGAATTTGAATTTGTCGATGTTCGAATCGTCCAGTTCAAAGGTCGATTCAAGTTGCTCGAGACAGTAAAACCGGAGCTTCCCGTCCACGTCCTGCATTATCGAATTCGAGACCAGCAGCACCTGCCGCATCGCATCGGCATAGTTCGTCGGCGTATCAAAATAGACGTGTGCTTCGTAGCGCGGCCGGTCTTCTACCTTCGGGTATAGATTCTTTGTCGGGATCAGTTCCGCGGGGTTCCCTCCGCCGCTCCATGAGAGGCTTAAAGACGCCGTAGTGGTAGTGTTTTTCCACTCGACCTTTAAGGGATAAAACGTATCGCCATCCAGTTCGATTGCGCTCGATGAATGCGTGCCCGTCGAGCTCCACTCATCTATTCTCAGCGAGCCGTTGAGGGTGACTCTGACGCCCTCGGTATGTACGCAGGTAAACGTGTACTCTCCCGCTCCGGTGGTCTTCACAAAGCCTTCGAATATCGCGCTGAAGCTGCTGGGCGTAACGCCCCCCGCGGGCGGGGCGCTGGCAGATTGAATGTTGATCACCGGCAGAACGAATTTCGCTACGAAGGTGTCAAAACTGGTGCCGTTATAATATTGTGCCGTTAGCCCGAAACCGTCCAGGCCCTCCCACGTCCTATAGTCGACTTCCTCCGCTCCCTCGAGATAATTTCTCCAGGCATCCCATACCGGCCAGTCGATCCGGTCCAGCCAGTAGTCGACGTGCGAGTCGTAAGCTGCCGGCAGGTTTGGCAGCCGGCCGTATTGCAGCAGCGTCTGCACCAGAACGCGCGCTGGGTTTGGCGAATAACTAAACCCGGTCGCCTCGCCGGCGTCGTCAAAATCGAGGCATTTTTTAGTTCGAAAGATTCCCTTGAAATCGAGCGGTGGATTCTCTCTCGTGTCCGTCGAACCGATGCCCGCGGGGCATTTATAGCCAATCATCGCCGTCCTGCTATGAGGCAGGTCCAGATCGAAAAACGAATCTACGATCTGAGTGCCGGTTTCCATCGCCGTGGCCAGCGCTCCGGGGTGAAAATTGTAATCGGCGGCCGGGATCTCGATCCCTCGATAGTAGGCACCCAGGCAGCCATCCCATTCACCCTCACCGAGCGCGTTCAGGGCGATCATCTGAAACGGATCGCCGCCCGTCGCCTTCGAGCGCAAGAGGTGCCCTACTACCGCCTGCAGCCCGAAGGCGACGGTTAAATATTTCTGCTGGGCTGATTGATTTTTGAGGTGATTTACACTTGTCATTTTACTCTACTCCTTTACGGGTAATTTTGTGGGATATCGCCGCCGCCAAGCGGCTTTAGATTATGCACCGCGCACCGGTTGGCAAAATACGTGTGATTTAGTTTTACGTGGAGGTTCCTGACCTTTATTTTTCGGTCGGAATTCCACCTTATTTTTCGAAGCGTCGAATCATGCCACCGATGCGTATGCGATTTGACGGTATCGCCAAGCCTCAGCCAATCGGCCGTCGTAAATTTGCCGAACTCCACCATAAAAGGATGCTCCGGAGTAACATTCACTATCCCGTGATCGAATTCCAGGGTGTAGTACCCCGTGGCTTCGTGCTCGTGTACCTCCACGATCTCATCTTTGTAATCGATATCGCCGCTCTTCTCGTGAAACGAAACGACCCGCTCTCCTGCTCGCAGCTCTCCGATGGGGATCTCGCCGCCCGGCGTCCAGATCGGCGTATCGAGCGTGAAGCAAGTGCCGTTGCCGATCCCGCCGCCGTCGTCGCCTCCTCCTCCGGGCGGTGTCGTTACCGGCTGCTCGCAGTCCGGAAAGCCGCCGTGCTCGTGTTCAACCTCCCGCTTAAAGCACCCGGCCCGCGTTTTCGGGCAGCTCGTCTCGCCGCTCGGCGAGGTGCATTCTATGCCGTTCTGATAGATCCACGAGCACAGCGGCCCCAGCCCTCTCGAGGCGATGATCGCGCCTAAGGATTCATAATCCACGATCAGCTCGAAAATCATATTCTCTTCGTCCGCCTCGCCGTTGGCCAAAACCCCCCTGAACATCTTCGGGATCTCCTCGACCAGCGCTAAATTCCGGAGCGATTGATATTGCTTTCCATAGTCGGCCGTTGCATAGTCCAGCTGCCGCAAGCTGCTTGCCAGGTTAAACCCGAGATCGGAGGTCACATTCTGGCAGGTGATCGTTACCCGGTCGATCGCCTGATCTATCGAGGAGCGCATTTCGCTCACCGATCTGATCCAGTTAAGATAAGTGCCTTTTGCGCTCGTCACCGCGCCGCGTGAAAGTAGCAGTTCGTCGCCGTTGGCCATGTAGATGGCCAGCGTATCGCGCCGCTTGTAGGCCTCGTGAATCGTCTGTAGGTCAGTGCTCCATTCTCTCGACATAAATCTATTTACCTCGTGTCCTCGCTTTGCCCTTGTTATAGGCCTTGACGATCTCTACCTGAACCTCCGGCTGCTTGATCCCGTCGACCAAAATGCTTTGAATGTCCGATTCCACCATCCCGGAATTGTTCAGAACGATTTGCACGCTGATCGGGCCGGTTTGCCGGTTTGCCGGCGCGCCGTCGTTTCGCATCGGCGCGCCCGGCGGCGGCGCCAGAGAAACCCCTGCCGCATAATGCGGAATTCCCGCGTGTTTGAAGGCATCGAACCCCGCGTTTGCCCTCACTCTCCCGATCTGCATCGGGTTCAATACCATCTCCCCCGGAGCAAGCATCGAGGGCAGCGTATCGCGGCCGTTCCACGCGCCGGCGAGCATCCCGTTTCGGCGTTTGAAACGTGAATATTGCTTCATGAAGTCGGGGCTAATAGACACACCCGAAGCGAACGAGGTCTGCAGCCGGTCGTCAATAGTTTTCGCAAAACCATATCCGCTGGCTAGCTCTTTTAGTTGTTTGATTATCTGGTCTGCCTCTGCCAGTTTCGCGGTTATCTGCGTCTGGGCCACGGCCTTGTATTTTTTCGATTGAAACTGGATGCCGAAGCCTGAGGCGATCTGCATCCTTAACTCTTGGGCTTTTTGCAGCGCGCCGTCCGGATCGTTCGAAAGAGCGTTTCGGTCGCTAAGCAGCGAGCGTAGCTGGCCGAGCGCGTCCGTGAAACCCTGCTGCAGTTTCGGCAGGTTTTCTTTCTTGTCGATCTTCTTTTTCGGATCTCCCTGAAACAGGCCGACGATCGCCCCGATCGCCGCTCCCGCCACCGCGCCCCAGGGGCCGAACATTGCCCCGATCCCCATGCCGGTGCCGGCCATCGAAAGAACCCCCCCGACCTTTCCGCCGATCAGGCTCCCCGCCAGGCTCGCGAGCATGCCTATGCCCGAAAGCGTTCCCGCCATGGCGCTCGGCTTTCCGCCGTTCAGCACATTCTTGACCGGGGAAAACAGGCCTTTGAGCGAGGCAAGGAAGCCGCCTGTCGCCGCGGAGCTCGAGGTGCCGATCGCCTGCCCGTTTGCCCAGGCGTTATTATCAAACGCCCCGTTGAATACTGCGCTAAACGGATCGTTAGCTCCTGTGCCGATAGATCCCCCGGCGTAGGCGTTCGGGTTAAAGCTCGGGGTAGTCATGTTGCCTCTTCCCCCGCTCGACGCAGTGCCGCCTGATGAGCGGTTGCCCCCGATACCGAATAACCCTCCTATCGCGCTCAGAATTCCGCCAAACCCGCCGCCCGTGCCCCCGCTCTGGCCGGTACCCCCGTTAAGCAGGCCGAAGATCTTGGACGTGATCCATTGCGCGGCCATATCGATCAACATGTCCTTGAACTTTCGCGCTATCGATTTGAACAAACCGCCGAAACCTTCATCGGCCAGCGTGTGCAGGCTGTCGCTCACAAATCCGTAAAATCTGTTGTAGGATTCGTTCAATTCGGCCTGCGCGTCGACCTGCGCCGCCAGGTTGAGTATCTGCTCTTTTTCCGCGGATGAGAGATCTTTATAGTTTTTCAGGATCTCCCGTTGGGCCAGCTCGTACCTGGTCAGTTCCTGCCCGGCCCGCTGCAGCGCGGCAAGTTCCTCCGCCAGGCCGCCCCGGTATTCGCCGGCCGCTTTGGCCAGATTCGCACCTTTAAGCTGGTTTAAACCATTAGCGGCCGCCGTGATTTTTTCAATTACGACATCGATCTGCGACGCGTCGAACTGACCGAAGCCGGCGAGTATCGTAAGCCACCCGCGCACGAACGTGGTGAGCTTTGCCACATCGATTTCGTTTGTCGACGTAACGAATTGATTCATCTCTTTTAGGGAGCTGAGTTTCAACCCTTCCATACCTTCGAGAGATTTGAAAAACTCCGTTATCCCCGGCGTCTTGTCCTTCATCCCTGCCAGTTCTCGCTCGTAATTTCGGGCGAGCTCGCCGATCGCCGCGCTCGCTTCCTTCGCCTGCTTCTTAATCGTCTCCGCAAAGTTCAGTTTGCCCGTCTCCTCGATGTTCTTGCGGATCTCCGCAAACTTCGGTATCGCCTGTTTGATCGCCTCCACCGAGACGCCCGCCGCCTGCGCCAGCATTTCCAGCGTCCGGTCGAATGTTTGCAGCGGGGTCAGCGTTTCGCCGAGTCCCGCTTTTAGCTCTCGCAGCTCCTTTGTCGTCCGGTCCAGTTCCGAATCGGCAAATAGTTTCAGGTCCTCCATTGAGGCCAGTTGCTTTAGCGATCTGTCTGCATCTGCCAACGTTTTCGTGGAATAATCGCCCTCCGATTTCCCGAGCTGGTTGAGTATCGGCTTGAGCTTTATATATTGGTCCGTTACCTTTTCGCGAGCATCTCGAAGATCCGTCAGATTTTTAAACTCGATCCGTTGTTTTAAGATCAGGTCCTGATTGCTGGTCGTCACCTCGGCCGGCACGGTTAGCGCGATGCCGAGCTCTCGCGAGAGCGTGATCAGGTCCTGGACCCTTTGCTTCGCGGCGTTATAAAGGTTCTCATCCGCCAGTTGCTCGAAGGTCTTAGGCAGTTCAACCTCATTGCTCGTAAGATTCGATTTTTCCCCTCCCCATAAGGTCTTCAGCGCCTGCGGTCGATTGTCGCGAATCATTTTAGCTACATGCTCGTTTATCGTTCCATTGCCGTCTGAAGCATTACCAGACTTACCGGGGTTACCGCCGTTGAACGTCTTGTAAAGGTCGAGTATTGTCGCCCCCTGGGTCGAGCGTCCGACGCCCGCAAAACGGTCTAGGAGAAAGCGCTCACCGGCCCGCAGTTGGTCATCGAAAGGCTGCCCGGCTTTAACACCATATTTTTTCCGCTCCTCGGCACCGAATTGGAACAACCCGAGATAATCGCCACCCTTGCCGCCCCATTTACTGGTCGAGAATGTGCCACCGGTTTCATACGAAATGATCGTGGCGAGATCGAGCGCGCTGACTCCGAGCCTGTCAGCCATTTCCATAATGGCCTTCGCGCGTGCGCCGAGTTCAAAAGGCTTTTTCGCTGCGGCCGACTTACCCCCGGACCCGCCCGAGAGACTAGGCATCTTCGCCCCTGCGAGTGATGCCGTATCGATCGCGGGCCCGCCGCCTACAGCTCCCAGCGCTGCGCTCGGCTGCGTAAGGTTTTTAGAGCCCGCCAGGCCGCCGAGGATCGACGGCATTTTATCGACGCCGGCCAGCCCTTCTTTTATCCCCTGCCAGATGGCCGAGGCGATCGATCTGCCGGCGAGAATGAATTTCGGCACCAGCCGCGCGAGCTGCACCGGCAGCGTGGCAATTATGTAGGCAGCGCCGACCATCGCTTTGCCTATCCAGAGCAATAACGTTTCGGTAAATTGCCTTCCGTATTGGGTCATTATCGGCACCAGCGCGGCGATGATCCTTATGATCAGGTCCATGCCCGCCCGCAGTGCCGTAGCCGCCAGCCTCGAGCCGTTCTGGAGGATTTTCAGGAAGCTTTGCCATGCCCCCTCCCAATTCCCGGTCATTATCTGCAGCCCGAACCGCAGCACCGTCCCGAGTTGGTTTACCACCTGCGTGAATATCGATTTGACGTAACCCAAATACGTGGTCACATAGGCCATTATTCGGCTGCCGTGTGCATTCCAGAATTGCTCCACCGCCTTCAGGAAATTCCCGATCGTCGTCTTAATTGCGATCGAAACGGTTTCCACCACCTGGCGGATCGCCGGGTAGTTTTCCTTCCACCAGGCAACCATCGCGCCGCCCGCCGACCGCACAACGCTCAACACGGTGTTCATCACCGTGATCACAATGCTCTTGATGGCGTTATAGGCGGCCATGGTATAGTCCCTGATCCCCCCGAAGTTAATGCGCCATGCGGCATATAGCGCCGCCCCGGCCGCGATTACCACGGCCATCACGGCCGCGATCGCGAGAAATACCGGGATAATGATCTTTAGCGCCGGGATCAGGGTAACGGTAATAAAACCGCCCACGAGTGCGAGCACCCCGCCCGCCGCCGCTGCCGCGGCGGTCAGTGCCGCCCAGCCGCTTACGAACGACATAATGCCGGCGACCGTCGCCCCTACGAAGCTGATCACCGCGCCGAGCGCGATCAGGAACGGGCCGATGGCGGCCAGAATCCCCGCTACGGCGACGGCGACGGTTTTCATTGTCGGGGACCAGGTCTTAAAGGATTCGACCGCCGAGCGCACGGCCGGCACCAGCGTTTTCGCGATCCACATGATCACCGGCTGGAGGATGGGAAGGATTGCGCTCCCGAGTTCGGCCATGATCGCGATTGCGCTGTTTTTGAGCAGGCTGAATTGAACGGCTGTCGTGGCGGCGATCTTTTGATAAGCTGCCTCTGCCGCGCCGGCCGTCGTTTTATTTACTTCCAGCGCTTCCTTTACCGCGTCGAGCTGTGAGAGCAGCGTTTGAGCGCCGGTCCTGGCTTGCCCGTCAGGGAATATCTTTTGAAGCTGGAGGGCGCGCGCTGCGGGGGGAAGGGCATCGAGCTTTACTTTTAGGTCCCCCAGCACGTCCAGTATCGGCCTGAATTTCCCCCCTATTTGTACATCGATATTGAGCCCGTCTTTGAGCGCGTCCATCGATTCCTTCGTGGTTATCTTACTCAGAAGGTTATAGAGGTTGTTTATATTCTGGCTTGCCGTGCCGCCTTCCTTGGTAACTCCCACGATCAAAGCGCCCAGCTCGTCAAAGGAAACACCCGCATTTTTCGCGGCCTGCGTCACAAGGCCGAGTTCGTTCGAAAGCTCACGGCCGTTGACCACACCCAGATTTACGGTATTAAAGAAAACGTCCGAGACATGTTCGGCCTGATCGACCCCTAATTTATAGGCATTCAGAACGCCCAGGACAGCAGTACCGAATGCTTCTGTTTCGGTTTTGGCGGCTGTAGCACCCTTGCCGAATATCTCTAGGAGTCTAAGTCCCTCAGCCTGATTAACGTTTATTGAAGAGAAAATATTATAGAGACCGCCGCCCAACTCACCCGCAAGTTTAGGTACACGGGTAGACATTTCGTTCAGCGCGGTAAAAACCTCGGAGCTATTTATTGTCGGCTTGATCGTGGAGATCTCTGCGACAGCCGACTCTACATCCGAAAAGCTTTTAATCGCGGCTACACCAATGCCGACGATCGGGGCCGTTAGGCCAATAGTGAGCTGCCGGCCCACGCCTGAAACCTGGCTGCCGAAATTCTGTATCGACGTGCCGGCATTCTTGAGCTTTTCAAACTGCTGGCTGGCCTTGTTCGTTTCCTCGCCGATCCCATGGATCTCGCGGCCGAGCTTGCGGGATTCGGCGATCGCCGTCTGCATGATCGGCGGCAATGCCTTTAACCGGCGGTTATAATCTTCCTGCGAAAGAGATCCTTTCTTGAGATTATCTGCGAGCGCGTCCAGCTCCGGACGAAAGCGTCGCAGGATATTCATGTAATCCGTGCCCGATCGTCCGGCCTCGGCCATCGATTTCTGAATGTTCCGGGCGAACTTCTGGATGCTGCCGTCATCCAGGCCTTTCATCGAGCGCTGCAGCTGTTCCACCTGACGGCGGCTATCGGACGCAAGCGACGAAAAGGCGCGTCTTGTTTCATCCGCGCCTTTCCGTACGCCACTAGCGTCGATCGATGTTGAAATTACGAAATCAGGCATTTTGGCCTTGGAGTTTCTTTTTGCGCTCTTCACGCCGGCGATCTGTGCGCTCACGATCTTGCCGGAGATTTTCAGCCCTTTCGCGCCCTCGAGTAAGGCCGGCAATCGCCGACCATTCGAAGGGAGAGAGTGCATCCGGGTAATTAAACTTCCCCCCGCTGCGCTCGATTTCCGACAGTTGCAGCGCGAGATACGTCGGACCCGCTATTTCGTCCGGGATGTTGCCCGGCTTCGTAGGAAAAAGCTTGCAGCCGGCGCAAGTCTCTTCCTCGGGGTTTTCGCGGTATTTTTCTAGGGGCATTCCCCTTGTCGTGCTGCATTCCAAAGAGCCGGGGCAGCTCTCGCCGTCGTTTTCGTTTGTGCAATTAATATGACTGCAGAAATGATCGGCGAGAGCTTCCGTTAGTCCAGTAGGCCGCCCGTGAGCTCATCCACGAGCGTACTGACCACCTTACGCTGGATTAGCGGATCGACCTGCGCAATAAACTCCTCGCGCTTCTCGGGAGAATAAACGGCACCACCTGCCGTCGCGCCCTCGATCCGCACGAGCCACGAGTTGTAAAAGCGCATTGACGATCGCAGATTCGAAGACGTAACCAGTTTCTGACGGCCGCGCTTATCGGGCAGCAGACGTCCACCGGACGACGATTGACGGCATTTCTTCAGCTCGGCCTCGGTAGGTTGCCGGAGCGTATGTCGGATAATGAAATCCGGTTCGTCGCCGGCGCCGATCTCCTCGAGGATCGTGATTTCATCCCCGAAGATATCGCACTCCGGATCGAGATAGATCTCGCGCCGGAAAAGGCCCTGAAATGCAGCGGCTTTGTGCGGGACCGGAACGGCGCCCTGGTAGCCATCGGTCTTTATCACGATCCGATCGTAATACTGGGCGTCGGTCTCTTCCTGGGCGGTTGCATCCGGAAGCGCAAAGCTGCCGTCCTTGGCGATCGGGATCTCGGGCTGCAGCTCATCCTCACGCGCGATCATCATTTCAGGCGTAGGCCTCGAAAGCATGTGCGTAAAGCGGCCCTTTGCAAGCCTGATCTCCGAGTCCTGCCAGTCGAGCTTAAAGCTCAACAACGTGCCGCCCGACGCGGGTTTCGCCACGGGCGTTTCTTCGATTTCCAATACTTCTTCGTTCAATTTAGTTTTCTCCTTCCTTTTCGGTTTGATCTTCAGTCTCCGCGGCGTCCACGTCGGGCGTCGCATCTTCTGCCGGTACGGCCGGCTCGGCTTCCTCGACTACAGAGATGCCCGGAACATAAAGAACCTTTGCGCCCGGCACCCTTTTTTCATAGCCCGCCTTCTGGTGTGCAAAGAACTCTTCGGCGGTCATCTTCGAAATTGGTTTTTGTGTTTTTTTAGCCATAACTTTTATTTCAGGTCGTGTATGGGATTTTCCTCCAACGCGACTTTTTGCGCCTCGATGGCGGCGGCGGCGCGGCCGCCATGCGAGTTGCTAATGTTTGGTCCATCGCCGGGCGGAAATGACCCGCGATTCCAAGCATCAGCATTAAAAAGAGAGTCGTCATTCTACGCCGCCTCCTTTTGCTTAAACGAGCGTCGCCGCCGTATTCCTGATCCGGGCCTTCATGGTGCCTTTGGTGACAGGATCTTCCAAACAGATGATATTGATCGGCGTGGTAGCATCTCCGTCATCGTCACCGGTGTCCGGCGAGTCAAAACTGAACAACGGAATGATCAGCTCGAATTCGTGACGGCTCGTGGCCCCGATCGCCGGGCCGGGGATCAGGAACTTGAGATTTGTTAACTGCGCGTTTACCACGGATTTCGTCCAATCCGCGAGGTCCTCGAAATCAACCACGATCTGTGCGGTCGTTTCATATTTCCCTCGGGGCTGCTTGCGCGTATGGGCTGCCGAGCCGGTACTTTCGGTTTGGATCGGGTCACCGCTCCGGCGCTTATTCCGGCGAATATTGTTCTTATGCTCTATCATCCACTCGCTGATTTTGCCCAGGGTGGAGAGATTGATTACCGTGGTCCCGTCCGAATCGGTGTATTTCACCTCGACCTTATGGCCGTCCATGCAGGGCGTCGCCGCGAGTTCGGGGAGAGATGTCAGGCCGTGCGGCTTGGTGAATTTGCCGCTTCCTACAAGCGACGCTTCGTATTGGACCCGCTCCGCGTTCTTTTGGCTGAACTTAATCCCGTCGACCATTACGCCGGCGAAAAGGAAACTGGCGGCGCCAAGCAGCGAGGCAATGTTGAAAGAAGGCAGCACGTCTCCCACCTGGGGCAGAAGGATAGGAACCTCGTGATCGTAAACGCCCGTTTCCACGAGCGTATTTGTGACGGTACCCCCTAACGCCCTCGCTAAAAGACGCGCCGGCACCGTCGTATCGACATCGTCTTTGATCGATGCTTCCATGTGGGACCAGTAAGTATTGCAAAGATGGGTCGGAGCGTTCTTTCCGATCCGGCCGCCGTCATTCACTTTTTCCACCTTGGGCAGCAGAAAGATCGGGTCCTGCGTCGGGATCATTTCAGAGGTCGCACCGGTTATATTCGGCGTGTTAAAAGTCGTCTCGAGGACCTTTCCGATCCAAATTTGTGCGCTATCACGTCTCATAAGTTTGTTTTCTTCAAATTAACAGCACAAGTGAACGCATAAGCGACACTGCGCAAAATGTAGGGTTTCTTCCCCCGTTTCAATGGTCGTGTTCTTTTCCAGCTGGAGAAGATCGTGACCTTCCACTTCCCCGACTTCGAGTGTCGGAACTGCCTTTATTGCCTCGTAGATCGCATCAACGATCTCCGACAATTCATTGTCGGAGTTGTCGTTCTCGTTTCCCGAGTTAAAGGCGTAAAATCCCCAGACGTCATAAATGGCCTCTTTTCGATCGCGCCGGCCGTTTTTCCAGGCCGCCCGGCCGGCCGCGCGTTTTATGATCCACCCGTGGGTGCCTCCGGATGAGGTCCTGAACATCCCCGGCCATTCGCCGAGATCGTGAGAAAGAGCATTCCAGGCAAACACCGGGGCGTCCGGATAAAGCCCCTTGATGAGCTGCTTGAGCGCGAGTCTAATTTGGGTGTCTATGTTACCTGCCATTTTTCGCGTGTCCGAGATGGAACTCTGAGCAAAAACTGCACTCGTAAACTTCCATTTCTCCGGACCGTTTCAAAACATTTTCAAGAAAGTTTTCGGCATATTGCCGCGTGGCAAAAGCCCTCTTTCTGCTGCAGCGCCTCATGCGCTGAAAATCCTTTTTTTTCACACTGCCCTTATTTCCGCTTCTAACAGCGCCTCGAGCGTGGGCATCTCCTCGAGCGGTATCTTTTCCCACATTGGCCGCGGCTCGATAGTGGTATTTCTCGCCCGGCCGGCGATCGTTGTTCCTTCCTCGAGGACCGCGGCATAACCCACCACGGTACCGATCCTCGCCTCGAGCGTCCTTTCTATGATTGCCGCCTCGGGCGAGATCGTGATCGAGTTTATGTAATTGCTCGAATCGTCGGCGGGCGATTCGCCGGGGGCCGATGCGACGTGGATTGCTTTTGCCCCGCGCTTATACGAGTTACCCGTTTTCTGATCGGCCATCGAGATCTTCATGCTCGCCTCAATGTGGAGAGCGCCTTTGCGGACAAACCTACCTGCAGCCTTTTGGAGCTTCTGCATAAGTTCGGGGGTTTTATCCTGGACTGAGATCTCGATCATCCAATTAACTTTGAATGGTGGCCATCACGCGCCAATATTTTGTTTCGCCGATCGGCTTCTCGACCTTTTTGACCTTCCACCGTCGATCACCAATTTTCAAGGCTACGATCCTTTGCATAAACGCCTGGCTGGTCTGCCAGTCGTCAGTGGCCCAGATCTCGAATTCCCACGTGCCGGCGTCGACCTGATTGGCCCCGTCCGTTGTGGACTGTGTCCGCGATCCGCACCAGTCAACAGTGAGCTCGGCGACTTCGGTTTCTCCCGTTTCCGGGGTGGTTTCAAAGAGCTTGAGGGAAAGTTCCCCGAATGCTGCTCGGCGATGCCGTTGGATCGCCTCTCGCTTAACGGTTTGTAGGTATGACATCTCTAACCTCCTGTCGCGGTACTAACGCTCGTGTTTCCTTTCCGCCGATACTTCAAGGCCATCTTTTCGCAGTGATCGAAGATCTGATTGCTCGAAAGACGATCGTCATTCATGTCGGTCGAAACATATTCAGCGGCGCGGCCGGCCTTTGTCTCCCACGCCTCCGCGATCGCCGCGTTCATTCGGTAGGTCGGCACCCAGCCATCTTCACCCGGAGCGACGCCGTTCGCGTCGGGCACCTGGTAAGCCTCGAGGATGGCGTTTAAATCGTCGATTGACAGCGCGGGGTCTTTATCCCACGCCGTCAGTCGTTTCAGACGATCCAAAGCGCTTTCAGGCATTATTTAGCGGGCGTCTCCTCGGCCGGGGTTTTGATCTCGCCGTCCTTGCCTTTCGCGGCAGTTACGGACGTGATCACCTCCGGCGCTTCTTTTTCAGAGGTCGGTTTCGAAGCCGCCTTTTTGGGCGCAGGGGCTTTTGCCTTCGATTTAGAACCCTTCGAGTCCTGTTTCTTCGTTTGTGCGCCGGCCTCCGGCGCAGTGATCACTTCGGCCGGCTCGACTTCGCTGGTCTCTTCGGTCGGCTCAATATACTCCGAGCCGTCTTCGTTGACCCTGCGATTTCCGCTGCGATTCAGGATCTTGAACATCTCGCTGGTGTCTTCCACCTCGAGCTGCTCGCCCTGGTTAATAAAAAAAGCTTTCATAAGACCTGTTTTTTCTTTTGAGGATTATTCCCGTGGGGGATTTACATTTTCGGTAGACGAATCGCCCTGATGTTAACGATCGGGCTTGCCCCGCCGGCGATCAGGATATCGAATGACCCATCCGCTTTGCAGATCTTCTGCGATTCGAACGGTCCCCAGAAGCGCTTGTCTGTTGCCGTGCCCGTTGCGGCCAGCGTCAAGGCGAGCTCCTCCGGAATATTCGACTGGACGCATGACGGCGCTTGGATCGTAAGGGTGACCGCGGCATCGTCCGCGTTCTCGACATCGAGTATTAAACGATCGGTGCTGCCGTTCGCGGTGACGTTGATCGTTCCGTTAGTGTCCTGGACCTGATACGCGGCCTTTGTCGCGCCGGTATTAATGGTCCGTTCCGCAACTATGATCGGTGTTGAATTTGACATATAAAAAATCGAGTGCCTTTTTAGGCTTAAAAAATAGGACCAGCCGCCCGGCCCCTACCGTATTACCCGGCATGTATCGCCGGGGGAAATTCTAGGATTTGTTCGCGATAAGCATCGCCAGGTTCTTGGCCCGGGTGACTTTTGCGCCGTAGACGTGCAGTCCCTTGACCGCATCGCCAAAGCGCTTTTCCGGTTTGTAGCTCTGCAGATCTAATATCTGCTCCGCGTAGGTGGTCGACATTGCGGTGCCGCCGATGATGTTGTACTTGGTGCCCGTCGTGTTCGGTACGTTATTTGATTTCAGTATCTTGAAGCCTGCCGCCTCGCCTACTTCGCCGTTCCTCAAAACTGCATCGCCGGTCGGGGTGCCCGATTTAACGAAGCGTTCATCCTTCAGGAGCAGGCCGTGAAACCACGATGGCACAACCACGAAGCGCTCGTTCGACGGCGTGTCCGACTCATCGAGCTTTACGCCCAGGTCGACCAGGTATTCATACGCGGTGTCCTTTGTGGGAACGATAGGAGAGGCGTTCGTGCCGATCTTGTTGCCGGCAAGGACCGAGAGCGCCATTACCGCCGCTACAACCTCATCGGCTTTCTCTCTAAGAGACCATGCCGCCCGGGTCATAGCTGTATCCATCACATTGACGTTTTGCTGGGCCCGGTCGATGCTGTCCACGTAGAAATTGAAATATTTAGAATTGTCGATCAGCAGCGACATCTCCCCGTCCTGGAGAAGCTCGGGATTGGCAATGTCCGTGTTTTTCACGTAGTCGCCCACGGTGACATCGCCGATCGATCCGATCTTCACCGTATTACCTGATGCTTTGATCTCGCCTTCATAGTCGCGGTTAACGATGCCCGGCTGGGCGTAAACGAGGGCCTTCTCAAGTGCGAGGAGCAGCCGCGCCGCCCAAACTGTTGGAATAAAATTCAGTGCCATATTTTTTTAAGTGTCAGAAGCCGGCTTCTTAGGCCAGCTGAAATTTTGTCTTGTAAACAGAAAATTGCCGAGGCATTAGGCCCCGGACATTACCTTCTTAACTACTTCCCAATCGAGCGCGTTGATTTCGGCCGGCGACATTCGCGAGAGGCTTTCTTTTGTGATCTTCGCGTCGCCGCCGCTCGTGCCGGCCCCGCCATCGATCGAGTCGTCCGGTTTATCCACCCCAAATTGGTCCGCATAGGATGTCTTGAGGGCTTCCACTAAAGCGGTAAGATTTTTCAGCTTCCCGTTGTCGTCAAACTGCAGTTTGTCCTGGCTGGCCGCAAAGAGGAGATCCGGGGATTTTGCGCCTGCAGCTTTGAGCGCGGTTGTAACTTCGTCTTTTGCCTTAACAAGCCGCAGTTGAGCTTCGGCCGTTTCGGCCCGCTTTTCCGCTTTCTCCTTGTCGGTTAGGTCTTTTTCGTCCTCGAGCTTTTTCCGCTCGGTCGCGAGCATGTCATCGACCATCGCCTTCAGATCTGCGTCGGTGTAGGTTTTACCAGCTGGCGGCGTCGCAGGGGGAGTTATATCGGCTGGCGGCGTCGCGGGGGGAGTTGTATCGGCTGGCGGCGTCGCGGGGGGTGTTGTATCGGCCGGCGGCGTCGCGGGTGGAGTTGTGTTATCGGGCTTTTTGCTCATACCGTGTGCGAGATTACTGAAAAACCCTAGATTTACGGACTAGATTTGCTAGAAAAGCGAGAAATACCAGAAATGCTAGAAAGGCGAGAAAGGCGAGAAAGGCGAGAAATGCTAGAAAGGCGAGTTTTTGAGGACCTACTTTTCCTTGAGAATATCCGGGAGCTTTTTGTGATATACGGATTTTCCAAAACCGAGGTCAGTCTTCCAACCGACGAAATCTTTCAGATCGACCTTGCCGTTTTGGTAGGCGTCGAATTCGGCATCTCCCAGCATTTCTTCCTTGACGTGATCAGGCTGCCGGTCGAACCAGTCAGTCCCGATCACACGCGGCCGGCGTTGTACGCCATCGATAACAGGCAGCATGGTACATCGGCATTGCGGGTGATGAGGAAAAGGGTCCTCGAGCTTGAAGACTTTTCCATCAAGGCTCAGACACACTACACAGGTCCGCGTCGATTTGGAGCAACACCACTCCCAGCCGGAAACGATATCCTTATTTTCGGTATAGATCTGCCGCGTGGTTTCCCGCCTCACGCGGTTTACTTCCGTTCTAGCGGTTGTCAACGCCCTCCACCGTGAAATGTCGCCGGCCGTCTCCAGCCTACGGGCCACAGTATTAAAATCCGTGCCGAGAGCGACGGCCTTTACGATCTCTCGATTGATTGCCGCGGAAACCGCTGCCGGCAGACTTTCCTTAAAGTATGCTCTTAGGGGCGAGCCGTCACCCATCAGGCCCACGGCGTTCTCGATCGCCTTCGTATTGAGCTGAGCGCCGATCACACGCGCGGTGGCCTCGGGGCCGGTAAGACTGGCGGTTAGTTTCAAAGAATCTCCCGCATGGTCGACCGCTATTCGGATTGCGGCCTCCTGCTCGCGTTCGATCAATTGCTTTGCCTTCCCGCCATATCTTACGACCTGCTCCTGGACTTGGGAAAGAAAGATCTCCAACCGGCGCTCTTTCTTAAACCATCCAAGCGAGATCTCCTCGCCGGTCATTTTAGCCGCGGTCATTTTGTCCCGCAGCTCCCTGATGGATTTTTTTATCTCTCGCTGGATATCATCGTAAGCCGCGAGCATCTTGCGGAACGTCGCCTCTTCTCGGGCGATGATCCCCGCTCGCTGTTCCTGCAGGATATCATCAAGGGTGGACATTTATTCATCTCCTGGGCTATTGGCAGGATCAACTTCGCCGGCATTAAAGCCCTTGATCAACCGTTCCCGATCGGCGGCTTTCCTATCGAGGATTTTCTTTATATCCGCTTCACCGTAGCCGGCTTCGATCAGGGCCTGGTAGTCATCGAGCCCGAGCTCTTTTTTGATTACTATATTTTCGAGCTTCTCTTTTTCCGATATCGGCGAAGGATCTTCCCAATCTACGAAGAGACGCACGTCTTCACCCCGCTTTTCGATCTTCAAGGCAAAGGCGATCACTTTCTCCCACACCTCACCGAACATGCCTTGGCGGTTGCCCACTTTCTTAACGAATCGGGTTTCGGCTTTTTTAAGGGCCTCTCCTGATGGGAAATCGCCCTCCGTCTGTATGAAGTAATAAATAGGCGTTCCGGTCACGCACGCCAGATCGATCCGGAACGAGTCCTTTACCTTTAGGAAGGGCTCGAGACCGGCTGACTCGAAATCCCCGAATTTGGCGGTGTCGCTTTCCGTAAGCCAAAGATGGTCGACGCCGGCCTTGAAGGGAGGAATGGGCTGCCCGTCTTCACCGTATTCAACCTCGATCCCCGTTGCCCACCGCTGTCGGTAGCTTTGAAATTCCATAGCTACCAGCATGTCCAGCACGGATTTGTTAAGCGCGTCCTGGACGGGAATTGCAGATTTTAGCTCCGATTGCCCGTAGCTCCCGAGACGGCCGTTGTTGGCAAAATGAAAGACGGGTACGATGCCGTAAGGATTCGGCACATTAAAATTACCGTCAGTGCTGAACTGCTGAAAATCTTTGGCTTCGGGTAAACTACCGTTCTCACTCTTCTTACCGGAAATATATTTTTCAGTTCGATCCGGATAATAGAGGTTGAGCCTTATGAGTTTCTCTTTGGTTGTCCAGTACTTCGCCGCCCACATGATCTTGCCCGGCGTCTCCTCGTCATAAAATACAGCGCAGCTCCTCGCTTCGTTGGGATAGATCGTTACCTCGCCCTCTTTATTCGGCCAGACGATCACATAGGCGTCGCCGTTCTTTACCGCCTCTGTATGGACCTCACCGGCGCGGTTCGTCATACTGTTGTCCTGCCAAATCTTCCAGGCGTCGACCGGGGCTGTGGGGCTACCCTCTTCCACCCGGAAACCGTTGATCACCAGCTTGTCTTTGACCGCGTCGACCACGGCCGGGCAAAGGTTAAGCGCGAACTCCTTGAAAAGGCTGCCGAATGTGTTTTTGAACTTCTCGCTGGCAAAGCGCAGCTCGTGCGTGCCGTCGTAATAATTCGAAGCTTTATCGTAGGCGGTAGCCTGAATCTTTAATTTATTCACCGCCGCTTCTATATCCGGGTTTATTGTTTTGTCCATGATGTAACCTAAATAGCGTCCCTCCGCGTCCCCTGCGCCTTTTTGTGCCGTTTTAATTGATCTCGGGCATCATTGGGCATTACCCGCTTTTTCACTCAACACGCGCGATTTCACCAGGTGAAGAGCCTTCCGCGGCGTTTCCCGAGCATGGCCACCGCGATACTCACCGCGTCGACCTGGTCATCGTGCGAATCCCCTTTGCCGGTGAACTTGCAAACTTCATTCAAGAACTCCTCGATCCACGGGCCGATAATGAGGTAAATTTTCCCCTCCTCGGCCAGGTTGGCCCATCCGAGGGCGCGGGTGAATTTGTCGGCGTCGACGGGCACGGCTCGAAAGGCTTTTTCCCGGATCGACTTCTCGCGCCGGAGATCCTGCACAAGGGCTTGGCCATGGAGGGCTTTTTCAATACCATGTTCGGTTTGACCCTCCTCCTTCATCCGGGCGATAACATATTTTTTCTGCTCAGGGTATTCGATCCGCTTCCGGAATCCCCCGCCGATATACAGATTGCCGAACGTGTCAAAAGCGCAGCGGAATGAGGCCGTATAATCCGCGCTGGTCTTCGTGGAAACCGCGAGGTCGTAGCCTCGGCACCAGCGTAGGCCGTCCGGAGCGACCTTGACCCGCTTCTTGAACCAATCCCGTTTGAAGAGCCCGCCTCCAGCCGGCAGCGGATCTTGCTGATAAAGAGCGGAGAAAGAATAGGTCCCGAGCTTCCTCTTTTTCGCGGCCAGGGCATCTTCGTCATATCGCTCCGGGCAAAGCGCTTCTCCGGGCTCACGGCCGAGCGGATCATTCTCTTCAGCGAGCGCCGGCAGCTTGACGATCTCCCACTGTTCGCCGCCCTCCTCGGACATCTCCTTAAGCAGCCGGCCGGCGAGATCGTCCTCATGCCAGCGGGTCATGGTCAGGATGATCGCTCCTCCGGGCTCGAGCCGGGTGTGGATATCATCGTTAAACCAATCCCAGACGTTATCCCTATAAGTTTCCGATTCAGCCTGCGCCCGGTTTTTTACCGGGTCGTCTATCATGATCAGGTCCGCGCCAAAACCCGTGACGCCGCCGCCCACGCCCACCGCCCGGACGCCGCCCCCCGCGATCGTCTCCCATTCTTCAGCCGCCTTTCTGTCTTCGGCGAGCATGACCTGTGTTTCCGAGATCCTCTTGATCTTTCGTGAGAATCGGTTGGCAAGCTTCTGGTTATATGCCCCGAGGATTATGTTGAGCTTCGGATCGCATTTAAGCCGGTATGAGGAATAGCGGACCGTAACGGTTTCGGATTTCGAGTGCCGGGGCGGCATGAAGATCATCAGCCGTTTGCACGTCCCGTCCGTCACCTTTTTGAGGGCTTCGTATAGATAAAGCTGGTGTCTCCAATCCCACGTCCATTGAGGTGTGGTTTCTTCAAGGTACCCTTGGAAATCGACGGGGGTCTGATCGGCGCTCTCTTTGGCCTCCTCGATCATTTGCCTCGCCTGGTCCCTTCTGTTGTCCGTCTTATCCGTCATTATTTCCGTATTTTTTCTCTGCCCAATCGAGCAGCGGGTCCTTTGCCGCGTGGATCGCCTTGGTAAGATCCGGGGCGATCTGGTTGGCTGCCTTAAGCAGGTCCTCGAGGAAGATTAAAAAGTTGCCGTATCGGTCGACCTCGGCCGGCCGGCGCGCGCGGATCTCGTTAATGCGCTCCAGAATCAGATTGACCTGGTACCCCGCCGCGCTATCCGTGTGGATCTTCTCCTGTAGGCCCTGCAGGATCGAGAGGGAGAGACTAAGCAGCTTTTCGTCATCAAACTTTTCAAGCGCCTCGACGGTTCGCTCCTCCTTGAGTTTCAGTAGTCGGGGCCAGTTATATTCGATCTCCCACCCGGTGTAACCGCCTTTACCGTCTGATTTCCTGATCCGCTGCTTGCTAAAATTGGAATAACCGAGCACTCGCATTTCGCGCTCGATCGCCGCCAAATTGCCGCCGTTGTATTTCAGGTAGAGATCTAACGCTGCGTCGATCTGCTCTTGTGGTACTTTCGGAGGCATAGAAATAATCGAAAAAGGCCAAAGACGATCGACCGGTTTACCCGGCCCGACGCTCTGGCCTTAACTTCTGATGGAACATTTGTCATATCGGGCTTACTGGATGCCTAGCGGAATAACGCTAAAAGCCCCACGCCGATCAGGACATCAGTTATGCGTTTTAACGGCGAGCTCTTCTTTTTCTTCAGCGCCGCTATCAATGTATCCTGGCTTTCGATTACGGAGCCCTTGGCGACGATCGTCTCATTTTTCGCGGCGATCGTTTCACGCAGGCTGGCCGTTTCGAGTTTTCGGGTTTCGTTGAGCTCCAGGAGTACTGCCGATGTTCGCTTCTCGGTATCGAGCCTCGTTTTCAGCAGACCGTTTTCCGTCTCGAGCGCAGTTACCAGGCCCCTTGTCTTTTCAAGGTCGACCGCGGCGGCCGCGCACGAGTTAATAATTTTCTGAACGTCATCCGGGGCCCTTGCCGTTGGCGTGGGCGTCGGAATCGGAACAGGGTCAGTTGCAGCCGTGTCCGAGCTCTTCGAGCTTTCTACAGAGCTCATCGCCTGTGCTTTCAAGGGCACGAACGCTCCGAGCATTAGCAGAATCACGGCGAGCACCGGTAACCACATTCTTTTCAAATTGTTCAATAGTTTCATCCTGTTTCTTTGCTAACTGTTGAATTTCGACCAGGCTGCCTTCCAGCTTCTCGGCCTTTAACCGGTATTCCTCCGATTCTGTTTCTTTCGCGGCCGCAAATGCTTCCTTATTGTCGGCCTGCTCTTTTGCCATGCGGACATCGTGTTCGAGTCCGCGTACGCGCAACCAGGAGGCGCCGGCCCCGCCGAAAACTGCTAACAGCACGACGGCGGCGATCCCGAGTACGATAAAAATCTTGGTTTTAGGGGAAAGTTCCGCAGCTCCCATGGCTAGTATTTCTCTAATCGTCATAAGGCTCTCTTTATTGCTTCTGGGCGATCTTATCGAGCTTAGTGCTGATCTCGCCGAGTTGTTTTTCTATCGCCCCAAACCTCCGGTCGTAGCTCTTTTCTACTTCCTGGGTGATCCGACGGTTAAAATGCACTTCATCGTTAAACCGGTGATGCTCCAGCTCGCCGGCCAGCTTGTCGATCGTTTTCTGCTGTTGCTCGTTTGTATTGGTTGCATTCGAGACCTTTCCTTCCAGACGTACCAGCCAAACGACAAAACCCACGATCGCCACGAAGACAGTCATCAACAGTGACGGATTCAAAACTTGGGACCAGTCCATAAAAACTATTGGAATCTTATTTGAGGCGATCGGCCACGCCCTGCATGGCCCAGTGGGCCCTCTCACGTATAATGCCGAGCTTGTTCTGGCGGTAGAGATAGACGACCATTAGCAGGCCGGCAAAGACTGCGACGGCGATCCAAATCTCACGCGGCAGACCGATAAAAAACGCGATCACCGCCCAGACCGACTGCCAGATCGTACCTCCGATCGTGGTCCACATAGACTTCGCGGCATCCTTTCTCTGGCCGATCCCCGAAACCACATCACTAACCTTGTCAAATTTCTCCGACGCAGCGCCGTACATTTCCCCGGCCTTATCGAGAACGCCCTCTTCCCCGGCCGCCTGGTCCGCAGTATTCGACGGTTGAGCTTCGACTGCGGGTTCTTCAGGGGGTTCAGGCGGGGTTTCAGGGGTTTCACGATAGTCGGGAACAACTGTAGGCTGTTCGTCGTGCTCAACCGTCGAATCTTTGAAAATATCTGCGCTGAGCTTAAATCCGTGAACGTTCATCGGCAGCTCCAGCGTCCAATTACCCCGCGCGATCTGCGCGAGAAAGAAATCTGTCCGGTAATCCGTTGTGCGGAGTAGCGGGTTTGAGTGACCCTCAAGCCAGGCATCGCGGTTCTTTACATACGAGTAGATCCACGCCTTTTCAAACTCGATATCCGAGCTGTAACTTTTTCTCGAGATCTTCACGCGGTCCCTGATTCGGGCGAAAGAGCCGTGATTGATCGAGTCGAAGATCACCGCTAACGAGAGCGGCAAAACGAAGCCCGATCCCTCCGCTGCATCCAATGCCGGCCGCAGGTATTTCTCTTCTGAAATTTCGTGCTGGGCCTCGCGCATTTCGCGGGTTGCCGCGGCGGCCTTCAAAGCTTTCTTAAATCGAGCATCGCCCGAGAGGTCCAGTATGGCGGCGGTCGTCTTCAGTTTCAGCGTCGGCAATGCTTCCTCGAGCGGCGCCCGGCCGATCGTCCCGCGTTTCTGCAGGTATCGCATTACGACCGCCAGGAGCGATCCGGATCTGTGGGTAAACTGGTTGATACCGTAGGAGACACCCGCGCCGTCCCTCAAAACCACACAGGCGGCGTAATCGCCGAACGCCTTGGAGGTCTCGAATATGTGAACGATCGCGAGCGCGATGATTTTTGCTCTGTCTGTAAATCCCATAATTCTTTTTGATAGCCTTTTGACGGCTATTTCTTTTGGTTGAGAGTTAGCGACTGGACCAGCTTCGGCGTCTTTACCGCCATTCCGTCAACTGCCTTCTCGCCGATCAACTTCTTGGCCTTTGCTACACCCACGGAGAGGCAGTCCCAGAAAGCCGCGTTTTGCTCCTTCACAAAGGCAAAGAACTTTTGCGGATCGATCACGCGATCGCCGGGCTTAGATGTATTCGTGGCCGTCGCGAGCTCGCCGGTCAGCACGATCGCCTTGTCATGCCTTGTGAGCCAGTTAAAAACGTCGGTTTGTATCGCCGCGGCCTCGGCAGTAAGCTTCTCGATCTTGGGATTATGCTTTTCGAGGATGGGCGCTGCAGCCTTGTCATAAGCGGCCACGTGGGGAGCAAGGTCCTTATCCCGGGCCGCCTGTGCCTTGGCGATATCGCCCTGCAGCCGTGCCCATTTGTCCGAATATTCCCTGATTGCTTTCTGCGTCTTGATTTCCGGCATGCGTCTCAATTCTCCGTTTTCATTGACTTAGCGGGTGAATTTTTGTAAATTCAGGGCTGGGAACTTTGAGCAACCCTATTTATTGCTTATTGCTTCTAAGTTTCGCCTGTCGCCCTGAAAGTGCATAGAAAACCTGAGTCAGCAGCCAGCCAATACAGCATCTTCTAATGCTGTTTGGAGATTACAGACGTTTAGCCGAATGGCGGACGAGAAATGCCAGAAAAGCGAGAAAAGCCAGAAATGCTAGAAAAGCTAGAAAGGCGAGAAAAGCTAGAAAGGCGAGAAAGGCGAGTTTTCACCTTCGGCCCGTCCAGCTAACCAAAACGATAATAATATGAGCAATACACCGACTCCCATAGTCCTTGATCCACTAATAAAGATCGGCGATGTTGAGCGCGAGATCGCGGCGCATTTCGATCCGGACTCCCGCCCGGGCCGGCGCATGATCACTGGATGGATTGACGAAGGGAAATTAAAAGGGAAACAGATTGGAGGGGTTTATTACGTCCACCGATCGAGCTTAAACAGTTTTCTACAAATCCTCGCTGATCAGGAAGTCCTTGCCGCATAAAAAAGGACGGTCTGCGCCGTCTCATTTTAAAAGTTCTAGATTTTACACTTCACGGTTTTTTCCTCACGAGTTGCTCCAAAAGCTCGATGATCCGCTGATTCTGCGCGATAACGATCATCTGCATCTTAATCGAAGCTTCATCTACCGCCTGCGAAACCTGCGGCGCGCTTCTGGCGCCCTCCCGCATTTCTGCATAAGATCGAACGGTTTTTGCTATGAGCGCTCGACTCACCTCAGGGCTTTTCATTCCCTTCCCATATAGATCGACAAGCTCGGCTGAAGGGTTTCGTCCTTTACACGTCTCGTGATCGGGACTCATGGCGCAAAGCTTAGCTGCCATTTCTACCTCTAAAAGCGTAATAAAGAACATTGCTTGACTGCCTTTATCTGCAAGCGGATCTTCGGCAATCGCTGGAGTGGGCGCAGGGGGCGGCGCGGGTGGTGGTGCCTTTGGCGCTGGTTTCGCCTGCGCGAAAATCAATGAGCACGACAGAATTAGAAAGCATATTATTAAAGTGATTCTTCTCATTTTTTCTTTAATGTTCGGTCCAAAACTTTCTTAGCGTCCCTCACAGCATCGATTTTTTCCTCGTGCGCGTAGGCTGCCCAGCCTTGAAAGAATATGACGCCGAAATCTTCCGGATATTCGCGGCCTTCGGACGAAAACCATTTTCTCATGATTTCACGAGGATCGTTTAATTCATTCACAGCCCCTTCGACATCGAAAGCGTTGGTATCAATGTCGCCGAGATCTTGTGGACTGTTCTTTTTTTTTTCGTTTAGCTCCGAAGAATTATAGTGTTTTAGGGCAAGGGTAACCGCCTCATTGATTTTTGCCTCCAAAGTTGCTCCAGCAATTCTATCAATTATACGGCTCTCTATTTCTTCCATTTTCTTTTCCAAAGTGGCGTTCTCAATCTGCTTTTCCAGCGAGGCATCCTCTATCTTCGCCAAGACGGGATCTTTCTCACTATCGTCATTAATAGGTTTATTCACGAATTTTGGACCCTCCCCAGTCAAAAGCCAATGTAGTGAAGCGCCACTTGATTCCGAAATCTTCAGTAAGTTCTTTAAGGCATCCGCCCCCGGAACCTTTCCCTCAGCCCAATATCCGACTGCCGTCTTGGAAATATCTAGTTTCCGAGCAATTTCCGCGTTTATTCCATAGCGCCGGATCAGACCCATCGCATCGCAAACCCTATCAAAAAAATGTTCAGTATCAAGTGTCACGTAACTTTACGCTTGACAGGAATTAAGTATCACTTTATTCTCTATCTTAATTTAGTTAGAAAGTTATAAATGAAAGCATTCATGAACACGCGCGTTGCCGCCGAGACGAAGGCGATGGGAGCTTTCACATTAAAGCATAAAGGAAGAATAGCAATGAACCGTAAACAAATCAAGAAGTACCTGATCGACAACGATTTAACGATTACCGGAATGGCTCGGCAATTGGCCTCGAAGACGACCGCGTCGGAATCGTCGATTCGCCAGATGTTAACCGACATGTTCTACCAACGCCGCTGGTATCCCTCGCTGGCCGCATTGGTTGATCGGGAATACGGCCTCAGATTGGTCCGTCCCGAGGCTTTCGAGCCCAAGGTCCGTCTAAAGCACGCCGCGTAGGAGATAGGCTTGATTTCATAGAGATCAGCCTATATTTTTTTGTCTTTTTTGGGAACTGCAATCTTTCGCTGCAATTGCAGTGTTTTTTTACAACAGGTTTTTTTATGAAATCACACGACTTGATGAAGTTGCTTATACCGGATGGAAACGTCAAGGACATTGCCGAGTTTTCCGGCCTTAATGTCTCGCTTCTCTACATGGAGCGGCGTAAATCCGGTAAGGACCTAACCGCTACCGGAACCCGCAACACGATTGACCGCCTCGACCTTTTCTGCGAATGGAACCTGGACCGTAACCCGGACGTGGTCCGCCTTTTAGGCCAGCGTTATCTGCAGATGCACCGCCGCCATGTGGCCCCGTTGGAAATGGAGGTTTCAGTCAAAACGCTGCTTGAGCAGCTCGGGAAAGCCTCGAAAGAATTTGGTGAGGCGGTCGCAACCTTATCGTCGGGCAAATCTCTCCGCGAGTGCCAGGTCGAAGTAGCCGATGTAAAGCGCGAGCTCGAGCTCGCTCTCGAAATGATTTTACAAATGGAGGAAAAGTAAATGAACAACACATTTAAGGGTGAACCCCCCTATACACCGGATCTGACGCATGCCGAAGTCGTGCAGTCCCTTGTTGCGATGATGATAGTTATGCATGGCGGCCTCTGTGAAATCGGCAAACCCAGCGGAGCATCGGCCGCGGCCTTACGCCGCATCGCCTCGGGAGTATTACGAGCGGTTGATGATATCGCGAATGCGGGGCCGCAAGCTTTGAAGCGCTACACCCGGCCCCCCTTTGGCGGCAATGGCGGAGGAGGATTCGGCGGCGCGCTCCCGATCGGAAGCGTGTTCATCGATAATCTATTGCCCCCAGCAAAGGCCGGAGCGGCCTTGACCATGACCGCAGGTATGGGAGGTGGAAGATGATCAACTGGGCCGTTAATAAGCGTGATGCTCGTTTTATTCACAGAATCGCTCGCCGAGCCGTAGCTATGGCAAAAACATCTCCCATTCCGGACTATCCCCTGCAGGATGCCGAAATGGATATCACCGCCGCCCACCTTAACGGATGCCCTCTCCGCTTAAAAGAATTGGCCGAAGCCGACGATGCAAACTTCGGTCACGATGTTTTCGGCATCCGTCGCTACATCAACCGTAGTGACGGCACCATCCCTGACATTTTTTGCCCTCGGTTTTCGGGTCAGGAGGGCACGAATGTCTAGACCCAATCTAAAGAAAAAACTTAAAGAGCCTTGGCAGTTGCGACGTTTATTCGGCCTTGCTAAGCCCAGGGCCGAACTCACCGGGCAGACATCCAAGGAATATCTCGAGGAGCTCGCTGAGCGCGTCACAAATCGAAAGCTGCGCCTTTCCGAGCTTTACTTCGAAGATGCCACGCAGATGATCGCCGAGCTCGTCAGGGAAGCCAACCGGCCCAAACGGACTCCTCTTCGCACTGATCAATGGCGTCGTCAGAAAGCCGGTGTCAAGAAGATCGAGACGCAGGGCCATCTTGCGCTAATCGAAGATCTCCGCGTCAAGCTTGGCTATTCCACGGAGTACGTCGAAGGCATTTCCCTTCGGGCAAATAAACGAGCGATACCGACCACCACCGAGCAGGGCAACCGCGTGGTCGAAACCCTCAAAAAGCACCTTCGCGCAAAGGGGAGGGCCGCGGCATGAATCACGTCACCGTTTTCTGTAAAAACTGTAAGGCCTCTCACCGGATCGTCGAGGATGGTGTCTGCCCCGGCTGTAAGCGCGAGATTTGCACGTTCTGCGGGTCCAGCGCTCGGCGGGGTCTGCCCGCGCTGATCCGCTTTCATGAGCCGGGCCTGTGCGCTGTTTGTTTCAGGAATATGCGCCGGCTCAGCCACGAGCTAATGAAGGCTATCGTGAAGGAGGCTGCATGACCCACCTCATCAATATCTTCTTTGCCCTTTGGTACATCCTCTTTCGTTTCGATCCTGACGACATGCGCGAGGAGGTCACCCGATGATTAAGGCTAAGTTGAACTATTATTGTGAGCCCCGAACCACAGATGCTCCCTATGAGGTCGAAGATATTCACAAGTTTGTAGACCTCCCTTTTATCCCATTCGCGGGACTTATGCTCAAAATCGATGTTGGCGGTGATTACCTCGAAGTTCAAGAAGTGTTTTTGGACGTCTCCGAGGGGGTCGACAGCATAGAGATCTATTTCACCGAGCCGCAGCTTCTCGCCACATGGGATTCGATGAACAATGCCGGATGGCTTTTGACTGGAGGAGACGGGGGGTTATGAAAATACTCATATCAATCGCAATTTTCGCTATAGTCGGCGGTCCTTTTCTACGCTTTGCGGAATGGCTGCACCGGGAGAAACCCTCGAATGGATGATCGCGATAACAAAATGTTTCTTGATGCCAGTATGCGAAACACCGTTTTCGTCCTCTCTGTCGTCGCGTCGTCCGCGCCGGATTGTTGCTATGCCGCCGAGATCTCAGTGATCACCGGCATTTCCGAGATCGACTGTAGTGTGATCCTCATCAATCTCGCATACGACGGTTGGATCCGTGAAACGGAGAAGGGATTCCAGACCATCGGGCAAAAGCTCGAACAGCTGAACAGTATCTCTCAAAAGGTTTTGGACGAGTTTATGCAGGACTACTACTGCTTTGATGGAAGTCCGATGCCGCGCCGCCGCTACCCTAGCGGGGCGTGGGAGGAACTTTAAATTCATCTTTGGATGATTTTAAACGAGGGTTGAACCCCCATTTTTATTGAAAAACAGGCGATTTTAAATTCATCCAGGATGAATTTAAAGCATGTTTAACGAATTACTATGAATGAAACTATTTCACAAAACGATCCCTCACAAAATGAAGCTCTGATGCTACTCGGCGGCATTCGCGCCACGGATCGGGTTTCGCAAGTCCTAAGTAGCGAGGTTATGCGGTCGACCATTCTTTTCAAGGACAACAAGATGCACGAGCACTTCGGCTTTCCCCGATTCGCGGATTTTCTCGACAAGTCACCGTTTGCGCCCATGACCCGCGCGGAGTTCGACCGGAGACGGACGCGTTTCGAAAAGGAGGGCGAGCAGCTCTATGACCTGCTGAATGATGTCGGCCTTTCGTTCCGTCACCGCAAGCTCTTAGGCACCGGTGTTGTGTCGATCGAAGGGGAAAATATTGTTCTGAAGGAGGGCGAGGATGAAAAAGTGATCCCGTTGCGGGATCGGTCACTAATTCTGGAGACCCTCAAATCTCTTGCCGACGCCAACGCTGAAAAGGCAGAGAAGCTCAAGCATGGCCAGACGGACTACGATGCCCTTCAAAAGCGGGTCTACGATCTCCAGGACGGCATCGGTATCGCCAATAATAAACAGACGGCCGAGATCGACAAGCAGCAAACCATGACCCTCGGTGGCCTTTCCGCGCTTATCACCGCTCTTAAAAAAGCGCCGCTCGGGGACGTCCAGCAATACGCGGAAACCAGCTTTACCCTTTTAGGCCTGCAGGTCCGGGAGCTCAACGAGCTGATCTGCGAAAAGCTTGAATTAGTAGAGGTAGGGAGCATGGCCGATTTTGGCGGTGACGGTTTAGATCGCGCCGCCGCCCTTTTAGACGACTGATTTTTATAGCGACCAATTTGCGTGCCCAACGCGAGGGGTTGACTCGTGCGATTGATAAACACAAAGAAAGGAGTTTTATGCATCACGGAAGAGACCAAATACCAAATACGAATCCGGATTATATCCCGAAAAAAGAACCCCGTCCGGGGAGTGATAAATTAGCGAGCGCAGCGCGGTCGAAAGAACCGGGCGCTACCGGAAAGTTTCCGGAGGGAAAATTGAACGAATCAGACAAAGGTGAGATCAGGATCGGTGTCGACGTCGTCACCCGTAAGGTTGTTATTAATTTTGGGCAACAACCAATCACATGGATTGGACTGAACCTCTTCCAGGCCCGGGACCTCGCCGAATCTCTAATCAGTACGGTCAATGAAATCGAAAAAGGAGAAATATGAACCAACAACGAACTTTAACCCATGACCAGCACGAAACGGTGAAGGAGATCACCGAGATGCACGGCCTCGATCCTTCACAGATCAGCTTCGAGGGCGAGGACCCGACGCCGATCTTCGACTTCGAGGCCGTCTCTCTCCTATCTCTCAAGTTGACCGATATCCAGGACCTCACATGCGAGATCATGGACCGAAACGCGCAGACGGAAATTGTGACCGCCCGTTGCACCGTCCGGCTGCCGGACGGTCGTACACGCGTCTGTGAAGATTCGGCCCGTTTGCACGAGCCTTTTGGCGACGGCGGAACGATCGACACACTTCGGATGGCTGATAACGTCGCCCAGGCCCGGGCAGTCCGCCGCGGCATCCGATCGGTTGGAATCAACCTCTGGCACGCTCACAAGAAATACCGCGAATCCGGAAGCGTTGCCCTCGGGCACACCCGCCACGATCCGCGCAAGCCGGTCTATGAAGAGATCCACGTTATTGCCGGCAACGTCGGCCTGATCACCAACGGTAACAAGGAAGCCTACAAGGCGTTTCTAGCCGAAACATTTGACGGGCGGACGTCGGCCAAGGATCTGGACGATGAAGATCTCCAGAGGTTTTTGGTATTGCTTCGGGCAATAGACCGGATTAACAAAGCAGGAGCAAAAGCGCTGGCGTAAATACAAAAGAGCGGTCCGTTCGATCTTCCACGAGGAAACGGTCCGCTCCATCTCGAAGCCAATAAACTACTGACTTCTATGCCAAATACTACGTTATCACCATCCGATAGGCAAGATATTTGCAACGCTATGCGGGGTCTCTCCGGCCCGGCCTGCGCTGCCGAGGCTGAACAACTGGCATCTTTCTACGGCGTGGATATCTCACGCATTTATACCGTTTCCAGAAAGGAGCGGCCCGACCGAAAGCGCCGCTCCGATCTCGGTAAACGCAAGCAGCAGCTTCTAACCGACGAGATTCTGAAAATAGGCGCTGAGATGGTCGTAAACCAGAAGCTTTCTGCGAATCTCGCCTATTTCATTATGAGTGCCCAGAATGACAAGTTTGGGGAAATAAAGATCTCTTTGGGCACATTTCAAAGATACCTTCGAGAGGAAGGAATCAGCCGTACCCAGGCGAGTAAGAATCGGAAGCCTTACCGGCGCTTCGAGGCCGATTTTGCGGGACAAATTTTTCAGCTCGATATGTCGGGCGTTAAAGAAAGATGGGTCGACACCAAAACCCGCGCCATCCTTAAGGTGGATCTTCTGGAAGTCTCTAAGAATCACCCCAACCGGCGAAAGGACCGCGTTCCCCTTTGGAAGTTTGCCTTGGTCGATGATAAGAGCCGGAAAAAATTTGTGCGGTTCATTGCCTGCCAAAAACCCAATACGGTCCATGTGGTCAACTTTCTTAAAGAGGCGTTTGCCGAGATGGGCCTGCCGATTTTTCTATACACCGATAAAGACTCCGTAATTCATAACAAACGCATGAGGCGGGGCGCGAAAATTTTAGATGAAGCCTTCAAAGATTCCGGGGGCTTCGATCTCTTTCACCACATGCCCGGCAATCCCCAAGCGACGGGTAAGGTCGAGCGCACTCACCGGATCATTGAGGAATACGAGCGCGCGATCGGTGTTTATACCGCCTACGGCCGAGTTCCTAACGTTGACGATCTAAACCGATATCTTGCCTTCATGTGTGACAGGTATAACCAGACCCCTTGCCGGGCCACCGGCATGGCCCCGGATATTGCTTTTCGCGATAAGAACTTTACAAAGCGAATCGTTGCCCCGGAGCTGCTCGATGCGGCTTTTAAGGCTAGGGACCTCAGCTGTTTGGTTCAACCGGACGTAACGATCGAGGTAGATAACATCTCGTACCAGCTCTCACGCAAGGCCTCTGATCCTTTTAACCTGCTGGCTGAGATGGGCCGCCAGCGTTTAGATGTTTTTTGGCTGGACGATGAAGATTTCTTTGCATGTGTTACGCCGGACGGCGAGGAGTATATTTGCCAGAAAGTTTTAGCCAAGGCCGACAGTGCCTTTGAGTATAAGGCTATGCCTGAAACACGAAGCCAGAAAAACCGAAAGACTCTTGAGAGATCGCAAAAGGAACGGGCCAAAGCTATTAAGGCAACTGCCACGGTCGAGGAACCCGGAATTATTATCCCTGGGTTTGATACCGATATTCCCGAACGGGCCGCTAACATTGCGGACTTTCCGCAGCGGATCGAAACCGGCGACGTCCAGGCGATCCACGACGCAACTCACCACGTCGCTAATCCCGATCCCTTTGCCGGCCACCAGCTGGATTCATTCGATGCCTTAGATATGCTGCAGCGCCACGGAAAGGCGCCGCTGGAACCGTGCCAGGAGTTAATGGATATCAAGAGCTGGTTGAGACAGTTTTTCAACGGCTCGGAGTTTTTACCCGAGCGCGAATTGATGGACGCATTTGAGAGCCGCATGACAGCACCACCGGTGAAGCTCGCGGCAGTTAAATAAAACGATTATGAATCACGCAGCATTCGCCAAATTTTTATTGGATTACAAGATCGGCGTCCGGGCGTTCGCCGACTATAGCGGCTTCGTCTTTATCAGTAAATCGACGGTGCAGCGCTTGCGGAAACCGACGAAGACAGAAACGGTCAGCGAAGCCGAGAAACAAAAGATTCTGCCGGCGATCATGGATGCCTGCCGGCGCCTTATGGAGGAGAGGGGTACACCCTACGAGGAGATTGAAAACACTATGACATCTATTTTCGAACAACAATATCAACCCGCGGCGACGGACCGTAAAAGCCTTACCGACGCCGAGCAGGATTACTTTAAACTGCGCCGCGATCCCTTCGCGATCGGCTCGGATCCGCGTGAAGCCGGCGAGGTATTCATTTCCGAGCCGCTCCAGCGGATCGTTGAGCGGGTTACGAGTGCTATTAACTACCAGGAGTTTATCGCGATCCTCGGCCCTGTAGGCGCCGGCAAATCGTCGCTCAAACAGTACATAAACGTCCAGCTCAGGCAGGGCAATTCAAAGGTGCATTTTATTCACCCCAAATTTGCCGAAATGGGCCGGGTCGATGCGGCCGGCATTGTGAGCTATATCCTTGATCACTTCGATCTCAAGGAAAAGCGGCGAAATATGGTTTCCCAGCGGAAATTGGAAAGGCACCTCCAGGGACTGGTAGAAAATCGTCAACGGATCGCTATTGTCTTTGACGAAGCCCACCGCCTGAATAATACAACCCTCTCAGCCCTCAAGAACTTTCTCGAGATGGGAACCGGCGGGTTTCAGCGATTCCTCAGTGTCGTCCTGTACGGCCAGCCGTCGTTTTACGCAAAGCTCAACCTGGCACCTTTCCGGGAGATCGCCGAGCGGCTCGTCATTTTAGAAATGCCCTCGATGAATGACACGGTTAGCCAGTATATCGATCACCGCCTGCAGCTCGTCAGCGATCGCAGGGCGGCAGACCTGTTCGAGCCGGCTTCGATCGAGCTGATAGCTTCCCGCGGCAAGACACCGCTCGCGATCGGTAACCTGGCAAACGGCGGCCTCAGCGCCGCTTATAAGAAAGGCGACCATAAAGTGACCGTCCGGCACCTGGGCCTCGACAACGAGCCGAAAACGCAGAAATTAAGCCGGGTTAAATAGGAGCAAATATGTCCAGACTCGACCAGCAACTGCGTGAAATGAAGATCCGCCCGAAGATCCGGCTTTCTGAGATCGAGCGATTGGTTAGGAAGCACCACATTCTTACCCCGCCGCTCTGCCGTTCCACCTTGGTCAATATGTGTCAAGACGGCACCTTCGAGACCGCCGGCGGCGCTCCGCACCCCAGTTTGGGATGGCTTGTAATCGAAAAGTCGTTTTTAGAGTGGGTCAAGTCATTGGACGGTTAGCAAATAGGAGGCCTTTATGAAAAGCAAAGAATTTAAATTTCGAGCGTGGAACCGGGATGCCAACCAGATGAGCAGGCCGTTTGGCTTTAACCTCATCAAAAACGACCCGGAGGAGGGCGACGGGCGGGCAAGAGTTTGTCTTTCTGATGCTCAGTGAGATAGGCGGTACCAACAACCCCCGTTTTACAAGACGGGTCAAAAATACAAACAGGAGAAATAGCACAAAATGAGCGATATCAACATGGACGGTCTAATTATCAACGTAACCGATACTTCAAAAGAACCGGAGGTCCTCGTCGAAGTCTTTATTCGCTTGGACAAGACAGGGCAGCGGATCAGCATCCAGGCTCGGCCCGTAGCCGGTGGCGAGGATCTTCTCAATGCCACCATGAGCCGCGAGAACGCTCTGAGTCTCGGAATGGGCCTCGTGGGCGCTGTCAACAAACTTCCCCCGCCGTCAGGCTCAAGCGAACCCGCCCCTGAATCTCTAAAGGACTAATCGACATGGACCGACCCACTGGAATAATTCGCACGCTGCCTTCACTCTACGCGGATAACAAAAATGTTGGGTTTCGCCGGTACATTGCCTCGCTGCATGACCTCCAGCGTAACGACGTACCTTTTTATATCGCCCTGGCGCAAAAGCCGACGATCGAAGTCCTGCATATCTATCTGCTGATCGAAGGCCGGATTCGCGTTCGATTGAACATTTCCGGCTTTATTCCCGGCGGCGACGAAGCCCCGGTTCAGTGTTGGGACGATGAATTTCGGCAGCCGAAGTGGTGGGTAGAATGCTCCGGACCGGTAAGCCGACCGCCCCAGCGATATATCAAGATGCGCGGATTTCAAGGGTTCAGATATACGGAGGATCTCTGGTAAAAAAATGAAAGCAGCCAAACTTGAAGATCTACCCGTTGAAGGCCATTGCAATCATTGCGACAAGACAAAACCGCGCGCAGAGATGATAGTAACGCGCCTCCGAGCTGAAAAGGTCTATTACATGCGCCCCAAGTGTAAAGAGTGCCATAACGCCCATGAGCGCGGTTATCGGCGCGATTATAAGCGGCTGTACCTCCAAAAATGGCGAAAGAATAATGCTGATGTAAATACAGCATACTGGAAAGATAACCCGGTGGTTCGCGAGAAAGCGCGAATCACAGCGGCGGTTTTCCGAAGCAATCCAGACAACAAGGACGCCGTGGCAATTCAGAGACGGATGCGCAAGCGAGGCCATCAGGTAACCCTTGAGGAAGCCCGCGAACTTTTGGCGAAATATGGCCGCTGCTATCCCACGCGATACGGTCTAACCACCCAGGGCCGGAGGGAGTGCGAACGCATCCGATCGAGACAGCGGGGCTTCGATAATCGCCATCGCCGGCTCAGCTCCTTCGACATCCGCCTGATGGTGTATGAGGATAGCGACGAAAATCCAGTCTTTCTAATTCCCCCTGCAAAGCAGATCGAGCCATACCAAAAAGCCGCGAGGAACATGCGCAATTATCAGCGTTCGATCGGTTCTGAGCTGCTGGTTTCACCAGCGATCTTCAATAATTTACCTGCAGGCACATTTCACCTCAAAAACTTCGCTAACGAGGAGCTCCAGCTGCGCCTGGTCGACCTGTGCCGGCAGCTCGTCAATTCACACCCGCTGATGCAGCCGAGAACAAAGACGGGCTATGACTTGAGCCTTCGAGTCACCAGCTGGGGGCAAGTAGGTTGGTTCGGAGATCTCGGGCGGTACTACTACATGAAACGCCACGCCAATGGAAAGCTTTTTCCAATGATCCCTCTCGATCTGCAGCTCCTAATGCAACGGGCGGTCAGCGCGGCCGGCTTCGGAACCTTGAAGCTGGACACCGTCCTCCTCAACTTCTATCCGCCTCGCGTGGGGAAGCTCGGCCGACACCAGGACGTTACAGAGGATGAGCGCGAATCGCCGATCGTAACGGTCAGCCTGGGCGATAGCTGCATCTTCAATATCGGCGATGAAAACCGGAAATCTAAAGGTGTCGATATCGAGCTGCAGAGCGGCGACGTGGTTGTAATGGGCGGCCCTTCACGCCTCGCTTTCCACGAGGTCAAGCGCCTCATTCCTGAAACGTCGACGCTGCTTAAATGTGGTGGCCGGATCAGTCTAACGGGCCGCAGAGTTTTCAAATCGGAGCGTACAAATGGAGCAAATAACTAAAGCGGATATTCGATTGATTGTCCGGGAGGAAATCGATCACGCATTGAAGATGTTCAAGCTTCAACTGCAGGGCGAGGAGACCTCCAGGAGAATTGATGAACTTATCAAATCATTGGACCGGGAAAAAGAGGAAAGGGAGGGGGCGAAAAATGCCTAAAGCTTTTTGCGATCGCCTTGTAGCTATAACACAGTTCGGGGCTAACTTCGGCACTGTCTCCCTCACGGTTGACGACTCTCATAACGCCGTAGGCACCCACGTTTCAAGCGGGCACCAAACAGCCCCAAGGCTCAAATCGTTTGAAAGGTCGGTCGAAGCTTATGTTTATTTTACGGACATGATCACGGTCCTTAAAGAGGGCGGTGCTGATGTCCTTTACCTCGGCCGGCCGTATCAGGGATAGGTATATGAAAAAGACCCATCGCCATCGTCGCCAAGTTGCTCGCCGGAAAACGGGATTGTGTCTCACCGCTAATTGTGAAGGCGATATCGTGGGCAAGCAGTATTGTCGACCATGTACCGACCGGCGCAACGCCGACAGGAGAAACCGCCAGCATCGGCGTATCGCCCTCGGGAATTGCGCTCATTGTTTCAAACCACGAGGGGAAAAAGGAACTCGCGCATTATGCGAACCCTGCGCGGCCCTCGGTCGAGAGAGAGCATCGCGCCGGCGTCAAAAATTGAAATCTTCGCAGAGATGCATGGACTGCGCGCGAGCGTCGGGAAAGTGGGCGAGATGCCTACCCTGCCGTTTGAAGCAACAGTTAGGGAAAGAGAAAATACGGGCCCGGATGCAGTTCTAAGTCTTACGGATCTTTGACAACTAAATATTGCTATTCCAGCGCTTCCGAAGATGGGAGCGCTGAGCCGGTGTCTCGCACGTTGTTTCACGCTTGCAACAGACTATTTTTAAAAGGTATCCTACTCATCCGATCCGGCCAAGGAGGCGGGTTCTGTTGTTCCGGAAAAATGATAGTTAACTGTCGAACCGGTCGGATCGAGTTATCTCACTTTATGCCGGATCTGCCGAAAGTAAATAAATGGATACCGGAAACGAAACGGATCATTCTCGCCTCTGATTTGCGCTTGCTTACGATTCACGACCTCGGCCTGTTCAACCGGCGATTTCGCTTCCTTTTTACTAACGGCCGGTTCGTTGACCTGGTAGGCGATCCGCGCACAAAAAGCGGCCTCAATATATACCGCCCCCCTAAAGACTGGAGGGTATTATGTAAGGATGCATGGAAGCTAAAGTATCTCACCAAATTCGAACTCCAGCAGCTCCGGGCCGCGGCGGTGACCTATCTGCAAAAAAGTGGTGGTGAAACAACTGATATGATCGCCTACCATTGGTTAAGGCACGAATCGAACTTGCCTCGGCACGTCTTTGCCGCCTTCAACCATTTTGTTTTTAGCGTAAGAAATGTAAGCGAATTATTGAAAATTCCTATTGATTGAGGGTTATTAAATGCCAGTCCAAAGCCGAGAAGATTTTATGAAAATGCTCAAGGATCTCACCTGTTCCGAGACCTTTCAGCATGCGGAGCTTCTAACGGATGATTTCATAGCTGCACACACCGAGTTCGGAACGGTTCAGGATTTTTTCGTTCATCCTTTCGCTCCCGAGGATTGCACTTTTGCGGAGATCAATAAGTACGTCAGGGAGCGCTCCGACTTCAAGACATGGAAGGAAATGCTTTACGCCGCTAAAGTGTATTACGATCGCTCTAACCCTCTTCCGGATCAGGCGTGAAGTCCAATAGATCACTCGGGGTGCAGCTGAACAAATTGCACAGAGTATTAAGGGTTTTAAGGTTTACAAAAGTCCAGTCTTTTTTCCAGAGCCCGTACGCCGTAGCTTGGGCCACGCCTGTAAATTTCTGAAATTGGTAAGCGTTTTTTATATCAAATTTGGCGGCTATTTCGTGAAGTCGAGTCTGAATCATTCCCCAAATCATAGCGATTTGGTTTCCTCAGAATAATACGCACGTCCGCACCATTGCACCTGAAAACTCGCTCCTTCGCAGTTCGGAGCTACCGATTGTTTTTGCCTCTTCAGCTTGTTAAATTGGCCTGTCCTTTAAGGACCCTCGCCAGCAGCCAGCCGAAATAAAAATAAGAGGTAAAAATTCAAATGAATGTTCCGCACCCCGTGCTGAAGTATTACGGGTCTAAATTTCGCTTGGCTAAATGGATTATCCAATATTTTCCCAAACACCGGCATTACGTCGAACCCTTCGGCGGCGCTGCAAATGTGCTGCTCGTTAAAGAGCCTTCAAAGCTCGAAACCTACAATGATCTCTCAGACGATATAGTAAATTTCTTTCAAATCCTGCGCGACCGGCCGGAGGAATTGGCCCGGCTAATAAAACTCACGCCCTGGTCCCGAACCGAGTTCATGCGCTGCATCGCCACGGTCGAAAACGAGGACCCGCTCGAAAGCGCCAGGCGATTATATTTCCGGCTTTGGATGAGTATTCAGGGAGGGATGGTTAAAGGCAATTTCCGACGCCACAACAAGAGCGGTCGTTCGATGCTGAAGGACATCCACCCCGAGAACATTTATACCGCCTCGCGCCGCTTTAGAAACGTCCTGATCGAAAAGCGGGACGCCTTTACGCTAATCGGGGAGATGGATTCTCCGGACACCCTTTTCTACATAGATCCGCCTTACGTGGGCTCGACGCGCACGGCAAAAAACATCTACGCGGTCGAACTCACCGACGAACAGCACCGCCAGTTGGAAATGCTGAATGACCTGGAAGGGCTCACAATTCTCAGTGGATATCCTAACGACATCTATACGGAACTTTTTGAGGCGCGGGGCTGGAAACGGATCGACAAAGAGGCCAACGTCAACGGCGGCGGCGTCCGGACGGAAGCTCTTTGGTTATCACCTTCGATTGTCAGACTGAATCGATGA